GTATTGTGTAATGCAATTGAGGACGCACAACAAAAATCACAAGAACGTAAACCCTCGATATTTAAGTGTGATGCACACGAATGGATCATGAGTAATGTAACTGACTTTCATCAAGTATGTTATTACGCAGGTTTTGAACCTGAAGTCGTAAAAGAAAAATATAAAGTTGCTATCATGAGAGGCGATATTCAATTCTCTCCACGCAATTTTGCTTGGAAAAAATATTCACAACAATTTACTAAATACAGAAAATGCAAGGATCCAGAATCAAAATCATACCATCGTAAACATCTAGAACATTTAAGAAAATGTGTTGATTTGTGTACAACTGTTTTTATATCGAATTTAGTTACTTCCCTATAAACGAAAAGGGCCAGCACAGTCTCCCGGTCTGGCCCTTCTCCAACTAACTTAGAAAGAAATAATTACGGAACGTAATTATAAAATCTTAGATAGTAGTTCTATTGAAATAAGTCAAGTCATTTTTCCTCCTATGTTAGATAAGGGAGCATAATATGAAAAACAAATCATACCTGGTCACAGTATCGTGGTGCGTCATTGATGTCAAAGTAATAATTACTTTAGAATCGTTCTAAATTAGTATTTACCCACTGAACGGGATCGGTAGGTTAAAAAGCCAATAAACACGTGACACGCTCCTAGAACCAGCGATATACCCACTGCTTAGAAAAAAAATTTATTATTTTTTTCTTAAAACTTAAGAAAATATCTAGGAGTCTAGGAATTTTAGTCTATTTACTTTGATACATAAGGGTTTTTTTACTCCTAGAACCAGTAAAAAAGCTAGGAGTACTCCTAGAAAAGCTAGGAATATTCATTTCTCTTACGAGCAAGCTATACAAAAAAATTACAGGGTATTTTATTTTCTAAGGAAGAGGTATATAGTAATTTCATGCCCAAGAAAGCAAATCAATTGAAGACAATATCTGAATTAACACCAAAACAACGTAAGTTTGTTGATATATATGTAGCAAACTATGGCGAGATTTCGAAGGTTGAGGCAGCTAAACAAGCAGGCTTTACCTCAACTAACAAGTATGGTCCAACAGATCAGGCTAGTAGATTATTAAACCCTGATAAAAACCCACATGTCGTAAGATACTATGAAAAACGTATGGCACAAGAATTAGAAAAGGAAGAAAAAGATAAACTCCTGTCGTATAAACATTATGCTCGAATGAGAGACACATCAGAAAAAAAAGGCCAAATGACAGCTGCAATAACAGCTCAATTTAGAAGAGATCAAATGGCTGGTCATTTTGTAGATAGAAAAGAAATTAGTCATATTGGATTAGAGGGTATGTCTAGAGAACAATTGGAGAAACGACTTGAGGAACTTGAAAATAAGATCGGAGACGCCAAAAACATCATTGACGTTACGCCAGATCAAATTACTGAAAACTAAAGATTGGAAAGATTTCTTGACAGTCTTCAACGAAGTACATAATAGTACTCTTGTGACATCCATAGGTGTTGTTTCAATTAAAACAAAGGATGATAAATGAAAAGTAAAAGACTTTTGAAAAAAACAAAACACATTGATGTAAACATAAAATTCCCAAAAGAAAAAATAGAACATTATCCTTTTGTAGAGGTGCATTGGTTGGATATCGTAGGTGAAACGGGTTGGCAAACTTTTGAACAGCTTAAGAAGTCACAACTTGGTAGAATGATTTCACGAGGTTGGATGGTTTCACGTGCAAAAGGTGTTACTAGGATTTTTGCTGACTATGGACTCAAAGATGGAAGAGATGGAGATGAAGGTCATATTGAAACTATTGGTGGCACTACTATTATTCCTAATTCAGTAATTACAAAGATCGTGAGATTATAATGGATCTTATTTTGTTAAATGATGGCTTGTATCAACTTGTAGCTGTAACTCAAGAGATGATGAAAGGTATAGAGATTATGGCTGAAGTGGATTGTTTTGATTTATGCGATATTCTTAGATTACACCTTACTACATATTACGATGCACCCCATAATGTTCATGTTATGAATAATGGTACAGGAGACTTTTACGGCTGCATTTGCAATTCTTGACCGATTTAAAAATGGCTCAAAGCAAAGAATCTAAGCTGTGGAATGACATTAAAAATTTAGATAGAGATTGGCATTTTACTCGCATAGAATCTAGCACAATTAATGGTATTCCCGATGTACATTGTGTCGTAAACAAGCAAGTATTTTGGCTTGAACTCAAAGCGAACACCAGCAAGAATTGTGGCTTGTCAAAGTACCAAATCAATTGGCATATTAAATACTTGAAAGCAGGTGGTAAAGCGTTTATCTTGAATAGGCCCCTCTTGCACGCGCCTATTGAACTTCTGGCCGTGTCCCGTGAATCCCGAATCCCCGTCATTATCCGCAAGTCCCACGACTTGAGGACCCTGGTTCAGGAGGCAGCTGGCCATCCTTCACCGGGATCTGGGGCGTGAACCCCGTCCCGTGAAGAAAGCCCGTAGTTGCTTGATTATTTGATCTTGACAGGAGCTGGCCAGGCGAGCAGCTGGTAAACCTGAAGCCCGATGCCGTTGGAAACCCCATAGTTCCCTGCTTTTTTCAACTGCTCTGGGACCCAGATGCTGGCAGCAGGTAGCTCGTTTCCCACCCCCACGTCCCGAATGGATCAGGGGTTTGCTTTTGAACTCATAAAGCTCTGGCCAGCAACCAGCAGCGTAACTTGTGCTTCAGGAAAAGTTCTGAAAAATAGTTCTTGACATTTATCCCATGTAATCTTATGTAAGGTCTGCGCACGGCAATGGTGTTGAACTAACCATTCAACTGCTGTGCGTTAACTAACAAAGGAGAAACAAATGAATACAATAATACCTGAACTAATCTTTGCAGCCCTATGGTTTGCATTACTAACAGTGACGGGGGTGATCATATGGTAAAGCACATTATGCGTGACCCACTAGAGTCAGAAGAAGCCAAATGGGAGGAGGAGAACAATGTGGCATGGTCCTGTCCCCATCACGGTAGAGAAACTTATTTTAATATCAAGAAACTTGAGAGGTCGCGTAAGATGCGGGAGTACGTCTACGTGTGGTTTAAGGACAAAGAGTTCGGAGATGAAAAGATGTGGGTGAGAATCACATCGGGTGATAGATCTCGTGGACAGGGAGTCTTAGACAATCAGCCAATTAAGCTTATGTTCATGAAGCTCGGTGATATCGTTAAGTTCAAGACTGACGATGATGGTATCACTTGGGGGAAGTAAGTGTTATGGATACTAGCCCTCGCAACACCGCTCATATTCTTTCCGAAACAAGCAGGATGGGTTTACATCCTGCTGCTGGCAGCTTTGATCCGAGGCTGCACTGGAATCTTTCACTAGTCTGCCCCCACGCCCACGATCCCCGTGATGCTGGAGCTCTAGAAGAGACAGCTTCTGCCTGGCCAGCTGGGAACTGGCAGCTGGTAGAATGCACCGGTAAGTACGAGTTTGCAAGGGTTTCTGCCCCCACGCCCACGCTGCATCAGCATCAGATTACCTGAATGTTAAGCTAAGGGTCCCAGCAGCCGTCAGGGAGATGCCGGTGGCGTAAAAAAGTTTTGGAATTTTTTAGTTGCAGGGAGTGATGGGATTTGATAAGAGTTAGCAAACTAACTAACAAAAGGAGAAACAACTATGGGCTTTGATTTATATAGTCTAGGCAATCATAAAAATAAGAATGGCGAATACTTCCGAAATAATGTTTGGTGGTGGCGTCCCCTCGCTGACTTCGTATGCGAAAAAACAAACTGCATTGAAGAAGCTGACAAGAAGAGTTGGCAACACAATGACGGACACGAAGTTGATGAGGTACTAGCAAAACAAATCGCAACGCAATTAAAAGCGTTAATTAAAAGTGGCGAGGTGTCAAAGGCAATAAAAGAAAACGAGGAAATGCAAGAAGAAGCTGAACGCAATAATAAATTTGTTCAACGTTGCCACGATATGTTAGCAAAGAAAGTTGAAAAGGAACAAGGTAAGACAAACCTTGCACCTGCTGACTATCCGAAAGACGATCACGATACTTGGGATTGGATACAATCTAAATATAATTATGGAAGTTCCTACCCTTTCACAATGGAAAACGTAGAGGAGTTCATAAAGTTCTGCGAAGATTCACGAGGCTTTAGAATTTGCTGACAACCTGCGAAGCGTGGGCTAACGCCCACGCCCACGCCCACGACAGCGTGGGGTTGGATAAAGTAAGCTGTAGCTGCCCAGCACCAGTTACCAGTCGTGGAAGTTCGGACCAAACTATGATGTTTTTATTTGTAATACTTATATTTATTTTTTTCTTTTTAATTAAATTAATTGTTGATTAATCTTTTTTTATTTCTTATATATATGGGATAACAATTAACTTATGAAAGGAAAAATGTTATGAGCAATCTAAAAAAAGTCGCAAGACTTATTAAGAAAGCTACAAAAAAAGAACAACAAGACATAGTGAATTATCACTATTCTGTTGAACAAGTTAAGTCACAAAAGAAAGCAAATGACTTAATCAAACCATCTCATATTGAGTTGTTTGAAACTTTGAAAACAAATCTAATCATTATAAATAAAGTTGATGATGTTGAGGGCTTTGCTCAATTAATCAAAAGAAAAATGAAAAGGTTTGATGTTGCTAAGTTCAAAGAAAAGCACCCAAAAATGTACGAGGAATTTTTGGTTGATATGGACACAACAGAAATTAAAATCAAAGTTCAAGAGAAAGGACAAAACTAATATGAGTAATCTAATCAAAATGGTTAATCAAATAGTTGAGAATAAAGCTAACTCAAATGAAGTTGAACAAGCGAGTACCAATTCAAGTTCAACAACATTGAATTATCAATTCATGTACAAACAATTAGAAAGTGCTGTTGAGGAAATTATTATTCAGTATCCTAATGACCCAATTGTAAATGAGTTGAAAGCAAAGTTAGTTAATAATCTAAAACCTATTTTAGAAATGATAACTAACGACCCAAATCAAAACTTTGACCAATAAAGTTCTAAACCTGTAACCCTTCGGGGTTACAGGTACACTCTACCTTCACCACTATCACCACCTGCACCACCTTCGATAGAGGTACCAAATCTAGTTCCAATCTCAAACTAAAACACAAAATCTAGTTCCCACGTGCAACTTGTAGATGTAACTAGGCGCGCGGGCTAAAAACTCAGTTACATAGATGTATAGAAATTTTAAACGATATGGATTATATTGAAAGGGGACCCAATGCAAAAAGAATTACTGACTACTGACCAGCTAAGAATAGCTGTAGAGAAAAAATGGATTGAGCACATAAAGTTGTGCCAAGATAATTTTATATATTTTGTAAAAGAAGTATGGCCTGATTTTATATGTAGATTGGATCCTAATCCTAAAAAGTGGGGGCATCATCAACATATAGCTTCTGAGTTCACACAGATTTCAAAAGAAAAAAAAGGAAGGCTCATTATCAATATGCCTCCTAGACATACTAAATCAGAATTTGCTTCATTCTTATTTCCTGCATGGATGATAGGGAAGTACCCTGGATTAAAAATAATGCAAGTTTCTCACAATGCAGAGTTATCATCAAGGTTCGGATCTAAGGTTCGTAACTTAATGGAGCAGAGGGAGTATAAACAGATCTTTGGAGATGTTAAACTAAGAGAAGATAG